TCCTCCTTGGTGTCGCAGTTGCGTTTATTTACGCCGGCATTTCTCCGGATTAACACTCGCTCTTTTAATTATGGAAACCGTCACGATTTCAAAAACCGAATACGAAAGATTAGTTGAAGGGCAACTCGAACTCAACGCTCTTCATCAATTTGGGGTTGATAACTGGTGTTGGTACGATGACGCCGTTAGTTCAATTCAAGAAGAAGAAGAAAATGATGAGCCCTAGACTCATCTTTTAACCACAACACCCACTCTCAAACTTCTATTATGTCACTCGCAAAAATTGGTATCGGCGTTGGTGCCGGTGCTCTCCTTCTCGCCCTCACCGCTGGTCAGTTCACTACGATCAACACCGGTGAAAACGGGCTCTATGTCGGTTTCGACGGCCAAGTGAAAAACGAGGTTCTGACACCAGGCATTAAGTACGACGGGTTCGGATCCATTAAGGTGTTCAACACCCGAAAGATCACGGTAACTGCAAACGACCTTCGCCCGAAGACCAAGGACAACACCATCATGAAAGAGATGGATGTTACTGTAACATACAGCATCAACCCTAACTCCCTTTACGAGTTCTTCACCAACTACGATCTGACTAATCACGGGATTGCCGAAAATGGTCAGCTTCAATTAATGTCCAGCTACATTTCCAGGTTGATTACATCCGCCGTAAATCAGTCTGTCGATGAGTTCCCCGCACTAGCTGTAAACAGCAGCCTGGAACAGATTCAAGACACAATCAAAACCAACCTGTCCGAAGCTCTTCGAAAGAACGGCCTTGACGGTAAAATAACCGTCGACTCCATCATCGTAGGCAAAGCTGACTTACCAGACGAATTGGTGGCGTCGGTGAATCGTGTAGTTGCCGCCCAATCTGGTTTAAAAGAGCAGCAAGTTAAGACTGAAACGGCTCAACTTAAGGCCGAGGAAAACAAGGCACTGGCGTCCACAGTGACTTCGCAGTCTCTTGAGTACCAACGTCTTGAGGTTCTCCGTGAAGCCATGAAAAACGGCAGTATTCAAAAGATTCTGATTAACGGTGCCAACGTGCTCTCCCTATCCGAGGGTGTTTTTAACTCGAAGTGAGTGTGGTCCGGGGGTAAGGACGGGAAACCGCCCCTTGCTTCCCCGTAGCAAACACGCTAGTATTACCTTACATTGACCCGCGCATTGGCGCCATAGCCCACAGGAAACCGCAAAGAAAACATGGGAATGTACACAGAGATTTACGTCAACGTTGACCTCAAAGCATCGACACCTGACGACGTCATTACCGTTCTCAAGGCAATGTGCGGAAAGCTTGACAAGGAGGCGGAAAGAGATGCCCTGAAGGACCTTCCAGACCGCTGGGGTCAGCTTTTCAGTGACGGCAGCTATTACACTCCACGAACACACTGCAAGTTCCTAGAACAAGACACGATCTCAAAGCAGTGGGCACTCCTAGGAAAAGGCGACATTAAGAACTACCGGGGAGAAATTCAGGAGTTCTTTGAATGGATTTCGCCGTGGGTAGACGGCAATAAGGGTGACTTTATTGGCTACTCACGGTACGAGGAAGACCAACAACCGCAACTCTACTTCTTGACAAAACAATGAACTTCGACAACTTTGGCCAAATTTGGAACGAGTCCCTTGGCCGATTCACAAAGTCCGGGCGCGACGCCATTCACGAAACGAAAATTGAGGAATGGGTAGATAGGGGCATTGACCTTGCCTTTGACCCTTCCTTCTGGGAAGGTATGGTTCGTGAAGCCGTAGAACGTCTTCAAGAAGAGATCGCAGGTACGGACAACCTGCGCTGATTGCACCGCCGTCCGACCCAAACTCCTGATCAACCAACCCCGCAAAACCATGGGACTTGACTCCTACCTTTACGCTGAGAAATACCTTGGCAACTACGACCATTCGTCCGACGAAGAAAAAGAAACGTATAACAAGATTGTAACAGCTTTGGGTCTGACCGACTTTGCAGCCGTTGGGCGCAACAGTCTTTACACGCGAGTCGAAGTTGCTTACTGGCGTAAAGCCAACCACATTCACAAGTTTTTTGTGGATCTATCTGAGGGAGAAGACAACTGCGAAGACATTGATGTTGGCCGAGACGACTTGGTAGAACTTCTCTCTCGGTGCAAAAAACTCCTCGAAAGTAGGGACACCCCTGCGGAAACAAACACAGTAAACCCTGCGGAGATCCTACCCACCGAAGGGGGATTCTTCTTCGGCTCGACAGACTACGGTGAGAATTACTACGCCGACCTTGAACACACAGTCAAAGTCCTGGAGAAAGTCCTCAACCACCCTGCGATTCCTGAAGGGGACTACAGTTGGAGATTCGTGTACCGGGCCTCCTGGTAGTTCCCAGGATTTACTGCGTTAGGTTTTAACTATGCTTGGGTGTCGATGGCTCAGCAACCTTTGAGGATTTCCTCCACCATTTGACCATCGAGTCCTTACCCATAGCGCAAAGTTGATACAGCTTTAATTTGTATCCAAACAAACAATCAACTTGAGAAAATGACAACGCCATCCTTTTTAAACGCACTCGAAAACGAGTTTAACCAAACCATCACCGCTAACGGTGCAAAGGCATACAAGTCCACCGAGTCTAAGTGCCTGGACCTCTTTGGAAAGATTGCAGCTTGCCGTGACAACATCAGCGAAGCAACTCGCCTATTCAATCTTGCTTATGCCGAAAACCCTGAGACCGCAACTCGAATCCTGTTTTGGGCACGCGACATTCGTGGGGGCCAGGGAGAGCGAAAGATCTTTCGAGAAGTTTTTAAGGAACTCGTCCTCAATGACGCTGCAATTGGTGCCAGGCTAGTTAGCCTGATTCCACAGTACGGTCGCTGGGATGATGTGGTAGCCCTCGACGGTACCTTAGTTTGGGGCATCGCACTCGAAGCAATTAAGGCACAACTGAACGCCGACCTAAATACGGAAGTTGGAAAGTCAGTGTCACTTCTGGCAAAGTGGCTGCCTTCCATTAACGCTTCCAGCCAGGACTCTAAGAGGATTGGCCGAAAAATTGCCGAAGCAATGGGTTGGACCGAGAGACAGTACCGCAAGGCACTGACTGCCCTCAGGACCCAAGTCAAAATTGTTGAGCAGCCAATGTGTGCTCGTGAGTGGGAAAGCATTGACTATAGCAAGTTGCCTTCTCGGGCCGGCTTTATGTACCGTAAAGCTTTCGTCAAGCGCGACGGCAACCGCTACCAATCCTACCTTGACTCGGTAGAAAAAGGTGAGGCAAAAATCAATGCCGGTACGATCTACCCTTACGAGATCGTGCACAAGTACCTTTACGGGGGCGATAGGAGTGATCAAACCTTAAACTTAATGTGGGAAGCTCTACCCAACTACATGGAAGGAGAGCAGCTGAACGGCCTGGTAATTGCCGACGTCTCAGGATCAATGGGAAACAACGGCGGCATGCCCATGGCGGTTTCAATCTCGCTGGCGATGTACATCGCTGAGCGTAACACCGGGGCATGGAAGGATAAGTTCCTAACCTTCTCCGGAAGTCCGCAGTTGCAGTCGGTTACAGGGAGAAACGTTGCTGAGCGTGTTAGTAACCTTAGTCGGGCCGACTGGGGTGCGAATACAGACCTGCAAGCAGTCTTCAATCTTGTGTTGGCTACCGCAACGAGGAACCATATTCCTGAGGGGGAAATGCCGCGCAAGCTCATCATTGTCTCAGACATGCAGTTTGATTCCTGCTGCAGAAACAACTCAGTGACAAACTTTGAGGCGGTGCGAATCAAGTATGCTCAAGCAGGGTATTCCTTGCCGGAACTTGTCTTCTGGAATGTTAGCTCTAGCGGCAACGTACCTATGAAAATGCATGATACGGGGACTTGCCTGGTCTCCGGATGCAGCCCTTCAATCCTGAAAGCTGTGCTTACTGGCGGGGTAATTACGCCTGTAGGGGTTATGCGTGACGCTGTTTACACTGAAAGGTACGACGCTGTCGGTGCCGTATTTGCTGAAGGAGCATGATCTGGATCAAATTGCCGGGTGCCCTCTGCATCGTTCTGCAAACCGTTTTCATAACTTTGAAGGTAGCGGGTCAGGTTTCCTGGCCCTGGCTCACAGTGCTTTCACCGACCCTTGTGCCAATTTTTCTACTTGGGTCGGGAGCCCTTTGGATGATTCTTCAACTACTTTCGCATGAGAAATAACTAATGTTTGAGAATCTCGCAGTTTCGTTAATGACAGCCCAGGGTCTCCTCCTCGGGTTGAAATTAACGGGGCAAATAACCTGGCCATGGCTCTCAGTGTTTAGCCCAATCGTAATCTTAGGCTCTGTGTCCATTTTGTCACTCATTCTGCTTCTGCTACTGTCGAATTTGTATGCAAGGTCAACCAAGTGAATCGCATAGCGAGTGGGCTCCCTTTTCCTCTTCTTTGCGGGAGGAGTACGACAGTCTTGTAGAAAACTTACGAAGTCGTGGCCTAGACAATGTTATTTCTTGGGAGAACTTTCTAAGAGACTTCACACCCTTAGTTGGACACGAAATACCAACCGAGTACCGCCATTACGACGTAAGAGTGTCGGAAGATGGTGAAGTTATCGAGTTGTACAAGGGGACTCGACGAGTAACAAATTTGAGCCAGGGCGGTTAACCGCCCCTAGCGGTTCGGTTTTCACCCTTTCCTTCGCTCAGCAAAACCGCTATAGTTCACGTATGGAAAACACCCCAGTATACAGCATCTTCTCGGGGATACCTCCTTTCTCAGTTAGCCCTAAAGCAATGTGGAAGTTTAACAAACCCCTGAGTCAATTGCGCTCCTTTCGTGACAGTTTACTGAGGGACGACCAACACACCTACGCCGCAAGGCTTGGAGAAATTGTGGAGTCCCTCGAAGAGTGGTATGAAGGTTCCATGGAGTCGAGCGAAGAGGTAGAGGGGGCTGAGGGAGTAGGTGGCTTTGAGGAGTTAAGCAAAGTGTACAGAGAGGCAAACTCAATCTACGAGTCTAAGCTCTCCGATGAAGCCAAGTATGACCTTATTTTCTCCAAGAAGATATCGCAAAAAGTCCCCTTCTCGTGGTACGACCCTGACACATCTTACGAGGAGGACGTAAGGTACTTTATGAACGCCTTTCGAGAGTACATGGGTGATTCTCCGCGATAGGTGCCGTGCGGGATCTCTGCTTGAGTCCGTTTACCCCTAGCACTTCCAACCTATGATACGGATGTGGAGCTCAAGGTTCCACTCCTCGCCCCCTTAACCTCCACCCAGCAAAGCGGTGCGAAAAAACCGAAGAGTAGCCAAGTGGTTAGGCAGCGGTAATGCAAAAAGATTACCTAGCTTAGGTAATTCAGCAACTACCCAATACGCAAAAGGAACCGCCATACGCAAGTTCGAATCTTGCCTCTTCGACTTTGCCTTCGGCAAACATAGATAGTTCAGCGATTTACCCTAACTCTCTTGGGAAAAACAACTATCTAGCTAAACCCAAACTTTATCCCCATAATGATAGTAAAAGACCTTTATTCTCGATCCAAGTAATTTGCCAAGCAAACTTAGATAGAACAAAAAGATATGACACCCACTGAAGCAGGTTTTGACGGTGACAAGGGCATACGACTAGGAATGACAAACATGCAGGGCGGTGGATTGTACCGGCTTCCACGGAGTAAAACTGCACCCACAAACTCCCAAAACAAATCGTTAAAGAACATGCTGGTCTGGCATTACCCTGACGACAGCGACTCTAAGCTCTTGTTCTGTAACTCTGACGGAGAGTGGTTTAACTTAACCTTTGAACCCATTAACATTGGAGAGTAGCTCAAGGGCTAAGAAAAACTTTCAGTATCGCTCCAGGTAGTTTTCGGAGCAAATACGGGACCGTAGCTCAACTGGTAGAGCACGAAAAGTTATCTTGACAAAGATACATCAGCAATTAAATTACCTCTTTTAAAGGCGCGGTTGCAGGTTCGAGTCCTGCCGGTCCCATTCCCATTTTTGCTATGACTAACAGCAAGACCTCATTTCTCCTAACTCAAAACCACCTGAAACTGCTGAGAAGAATGCACGTTGGGTGGAGCAACTGTGAATTCGGTGCTCCGGAAATAGACCCGAAAAGACCGTATGGCAACAGTTGGGTTATCGGAGACATACACGAAATTCTGACTGGAGAAGACCTAGAAGAATTGACCGAGTCACAGGAAGAGGAGTACAGGCAACTTCACGAACAAACTCAAACAGCCCTCCAAATCATTCTCTCTACGGGGAAGTTTGAGGAAGGTTTGTACATGCTTACTGAACCGTATTCTTCTACATGGGTGCGGAAAGCCATGATCAATTCCATGGCCTACAAAGACTACACAGCCAGTATGGTCTTCGATACTGAAGACAAGATTATTGTTGGTCGTGTCCTAGACATCGACGACATTATCTCGTTTCACGGCGAAACGATAGCTGAATTTGAATCCAACTTTCATGCAGCCATCGAAGACTATCTAGCCGCATCCCAGGAACTTGGCTCTTCGCCGGAAAAGCCCGCAAGTTAAGGTACTTCGAGTGTCTAAGGTTCGGTTTCAGGTTCGAGTCCCGCCGGTTCCATTTTCACACGAACAATGAACAGAGTTTCAATTGCGATCTTGGCGCTTTGCACCGCTTTATCTGGCAACGAGGCATTGTGCAAGACTCAAGTGGTAGTAACAGGCAGGAACGCAGAAGAAGTACAAAGAAATGCGTTCAGGGCCAAAATGAGCTACCCGCTCAGACCGGTGAAATGTAGTCAACGGTGCTCTCAATTGCGGGAAAGAGACTGAGGTTCGGGTCTTAGCTCCAGAGGAAGGGCGGTTTACCCCCTTGCCTGTCTGAAAGAAAGGCGGTATGATTATAGGGTAGCCGAGCAAGTCCAATGGAGCAGCCCACAAATCTCTCTCCCGAAGCACAAGCAATTCGTGCTCAAGCCATCAATGCGTATTGGAGCAGGGCTAGAACCGAAGTTGATCTGATTGTAGCAGCCGCTCTTCGCGCTGCCGCTGACCAGGTTGTTCCCGAGGATTACGCTTCTTTCACTGGGAATACAGAGTGGGACAATGGTCTAGAAGCAAGGAACGACTCTGTCCGTGAGTCCCTCCTTGGTATTGCCGCTGAGCTAGAGAGTCGATTCACTAGCTCGATCCAAGAGCGGTAAACCGTTTTCCTCGGGCGGTTTACCCCCCTTTCCTTTCCGACAGGAAAGCGGTATAGTTATTTCAGTCCAAGCAACCCCTCACAAACCATGCCCGCTTTCGCCATCACCAACGACCTTAACTGGTCCGTCTCCCCAAGGCCCACGGCATCGCTTAACTCCCAGGGAGTCTGGGTTGCGGATCCAGACCGCAAAGCGATACACCGGGACGACACCGACGAACGCCTCGGATATGTTTCCACCGGGTACGAGGTGGTGCAAAATGCCCAGCTTCTCCAGATGATCAACCCTATGGTTGAAGAGGGGCTTCTGGTAGTGGAAAACATGGGATACTTGGCTCACGGGGCCAAGGTGTTTGCCCAGGCGAAAATCAACCAGGAGTTTCGTGTAGTTGGCGAGGACTACAACGCCTACATTACTCTTCTGAATGGGCACACGGGAAACGCCTCCGTGGCCATCGGTCCGGTTGCCACTCGCGTAATTTGCGGCAACACTTTTTCGATGGCTTACTCTAACATCGGAGAAAAATTCCGCCACTCTTCCGGAGTGAACGAGCGGGTTTTGGCGAGCACCGCAGTTCTTGACTACGTTAACGGGGCGATGAAGAAGTACTCCGAGAGCGTTGAAACCATCGCAAGTGCAACTTGCACTTCAACCCAATTCCGTGCCTTCCTTGAGGCAACTTACAAGAAAGAAGCGGACAAAATGCGCAATGTCAACGTTCTCAACGACCTGTTTTACAATGGGGCGGGAAACGAAGGGCGTACCTTTTACGATGCCATGAATGCGGTTACGGACTTTAGTTCCAATCGTAGTCGAAAGAGCGAGACCGGACGCTTCGGTTACGCAAACTTCGGTCAAGGCGCAACCATCAACCAGCGGGCCATGGAAGTAGCCCTTGAAATGGCTACTGTCTAACTAGCGAGTGTCGGGCCCAGGGGTGGGGGCGGTCTCCCGCCTTGCCCCCCTGCCGTGCACATGCTAAAGTTAGTCAGCTAACCCTAAACCTCAACCCTCAATGAAGTACCGCATTCGAGAAGAAATCCGTACCGAAAACGGTGAAAGGATTAGCCGGTTCTACTGCGAACACAGGTTCCTGTGGTTATGGTGGGACACTTTTATCCACTATGGAAGTGTAGATGATGAAGACGAAATAGGTAAAAGGACAACGATTTATTTTAATACAAAACAAGAAGCGCTAAAGGCTTTGCGCGATCATCTTCAGCCCCCAAAGTTAACAGAAGTGAGATTTCACGAAGTATGAGACCCGCAAACCTTTGCTTTAACGCTGTCGTAGGCCTTATGTCCATTACTGCGGCACTCGGACTAGTAATTCTAGTGGTGGCGGCAATTGACGTGGCCATCCGTAGAGCCGATGAGAATACCTCCAAGACTGAGAGAGAAGAAGCGAAGGTCTTAGCCGAAAAGTGCAAGCTGGTGAGTAACTCAGTTCGTGCAGACCCGTACATAACCGAGAGGCCCCTAAGCCTCCACATTTGCAACGACCAGGGGGTCTCAACTTATTTTGTAACGCGTAAGCCGTTCCCCTAAAGTTGCTTAGCGAGGGAAACCCCTCACCGTTCCCCTTTTTCCAAACAAACTACTGTATTTTCGAACGAAACAATGACCTCAGCAACTTGCACCGAAGCACTGACGCCAGCTGAAGCCACTCGGGTTGCTCACCGGATGTGCACATCACAAGGGCTCCCTCCGCTCCCGCATATCCCGGCGAATTTCCTACTCGCCCTTGACGCCTTAGAGGAGTGCACGTACAGAAACGTAGAAGACTTGGGAGGGTTGACACCCGAACAACAGGAAGCCAATCTCCTCCATGTCGCACTATGGATTGTTGAGCGCGACCGGAAAAACCTCCACATGGAGAGGTGGCACAAGCTCTGGTTTGACATTTCCCCAACAACTTACGAAGACTGGTGCTTCTACGAGGAACCTTCGAACGAAGCCGGTTTTCACACGTGCGGGACCGTCCACTGTCTGGCGGGCTTCGCGCAGGTTATGGGGGGGATTGGTGCTTTTGCTCTCACACCTGACGAAGCGGGAGAGGTGCTTCTCGGATCGAATGCAGCAGGCCACTTCTTCGACACTGACGAACAAGCACTTGTTTTCCTGGAACAAGTTATTGAACGTAATTCCCATTCAGTACCCCCCACTGAGTAGTATGAAAATCACGTATAACGCACCGTCGAAAGTTGAACGCACCGTCAAACTTAACGAGTCCGATTTCCCGCCCCTTTATGGCGCGATCCGAGACTGTTTCCTGCAGAGACTTAAATCTTTCGGCTTGTCCAACCCGTTCTTCCCCTTTGAGTACGAAGCGATCGAGTTCTGTCGCACGGCGGGAGTTGATACGACTAATCGCATAGACGTGGTCGAATTCTTTGAGACGCTTCTTTTGAGGGGAACCCCGGAAGTTTCAAACATTTCGGAGGAAGATGAAAACGGCAATCACTAGCTTAAGGGTGGCCGAGAAGGTTTCGGTGCAGTCGGGAGACTTCCCCGACATCCCCTATCTTATTGTCAACCTAACATGGAAAGTATCCCCCAACAGCACGCACTTTCAGTGGTTTCTCGACGATACGAAAGATATCGTGCAGCAGTTAAGCGTCGTAAATCCTGAAAAATGGGACGACCCGTTCTCACTATTCGAAATAGAATTTGAAAAAGTTTGGATTCCGCACGGAGATAGGTGGAAGTACATTCCAAAGTTCAACACTTTCTGGTACAAGGATTACGTTTCAGACTGCCCGGTCGTTAGGGCCACCTTAAAAGAGCTCGAACACTTTCAGCAGAGGGAAGAGTTTTCGTCGGAGTACCGGTTTTTTGATGAGAGTATTTTGTACAAGCATCTCTCGGTCTTGTGCACCTTTACGGACTGATCCGGGTAAATTACACTATACAGACCTTTCGCAGAGCAACGTTGGAACAAACGAATAAAGAGCCAGAATGTTGCCGCAGAAGTTTCGGCGCATCCTTGATTGACACAGCTAAACGAATGCTGGAAGATCCGTCGTTCGCCCCTCGCCAAGTGGCAAAGGACCGACTCGCACTTTGTGAGAGCAACGTGTGCGGATCCTTTGAAGAAAAAAGTTCAACCTGTGACGAGTGCGGATGCTTTCTTCCCGCTAAGACAACCATGGCAAACATGCGGTGCCCGCGAGACTACTGGGTTGAGTGGGTGAGAGGGGAGTCCAATGACGCGGGAGAGGGGGCTTAAGTCAGGGGTGCCTTGCAGATAAGGTTTACTCCCCCTTGTGGAACGCTATTCTAAACGTGAAAGCCCTGGTAGCTCAGTGGAAGAGCACTGTCCTTCTAAGACACCGGTCGTGGGTTCGAATCCCCCTCAGGGCGTCGGTTGCCTTTGCAGCCACACTAAACAACAACAACAATACAAAATGGCAAATCTTTCTCTAGTTGATCGTGCCGCACGAATTAGCAACAAAAGCCCCAGGGGAGCAAAGCTCCTTCTGAAGCTCAGCGAGGCAATCACCGGCACTGAAGTTCAAAGGGCCCTTGACGAATTTGACTTGGCGTTCGGAGTTCAAACTCCCTCTGTCTGAGCTTTACCTTGGGTTCCATCCCACACGGTGGTTCCCTTTCCTGGGCGTGTGGTGTACGGTGCACAGGGACCCTTATACAGTCCTCTCCGGCAGATTACCGGCTAGTTAGGGTTCGACTCCCTACACGCCTACTTAGTTTCAAGTCCTCGAAAACTCGTTAAAGAACACACCCACAGGTCATATCCGGTGAACGACACAGGAGTGGCCCACCACGGTGACAAGGAAGAGTGGCTGAGCGGCCGAAAGCAGCAGCTTCGAACACTGTAGAGGGTTAAACCTCCGGGGGTTCAAATCCCCCCTCTTCCGTTTACGGTTTCCCCTTTGAACACATAGAGGTTCAACGGCGCTAAAGAAACCGTTATACACATGCAAAATGACAATTAAAGACAAACCGGAATTCGTGAATGAAGTAATTTCACGGGTGATTAACAACGCACCAATAAGCGAAGTTCTCCGCGTATACTCTCTCTCCGTGAAAGCGGCAATTGACGAACTTGACGACGACGGCTTCTTTCAGGCCGTGCTTAACGCGGGGTACACAGACCTGATTGAAAAGTACGCTGACTTAGACGACCTTGACGAATTTGTTGAGGGTTTCTCGGGTAGTGAGGGAAGTGTGGTCTACGAGAACACAGGAAGGTCGGAAGTTCAAAGTGCTCTTGACGAGCTTAACCTTGACGTTGGTCTGTGCCTGGACGAATGTTCCCCTTCCTAGACGAGACTGACTGGCTTTTGCCTCTGAGGCAAGCGTCCTTTTTAGCAGAGAAGCGCGCACTATCCTTGGAAAGTCGCGTAAGAGAACTGAGGCGAACTAAGCGGAAACTGAGGCAGAGGAGAGTAGAGCTACAGAAAGAAGAGTCTCAGATTCTGCGGGCTATACTTAAAACCCGGTGAAAGGGGACGGTTTCCACCCTTGCCTTTCTGGATCAAAGGGGCTATAATGGGTGTGTAAGCGAGCTTAGTTCTTCAAGTATGAAGCGTGCCATCAAAATTGACGGCAAGGTTACCGTCCCCAATTTCACTATTGAAAAACTCCTGCGGTCGGTGTCAGAAGACGCAGCGGGCACCAGTAGGTCCGACCCACGGTTGTGGACTCTCGGCGATGTCGGGTCCAAGCCAGTGCCGGACTGGCTTCGCTCCACTTTGCAAGAGGCACTTTTGCTTCTAAATCGTGCAGAACAGCAATACAGGTTTCCATCCCCGACTGAAAATATGCGTCGCGAGGGCGCCACGGTTGTGTACGGGAAAGGGTCCGTAGGTTCGCACGAAGACTACGAAATGACTGGTTTGTCTCTCTTGGTTTTTCTCGGGGGGCACACCCCTGACGACGAAGCACCCTACGGCAGCCAGCTCATATCTGAAGGCGAATTTTACGCTGGCGGAAAAATGACATTGATGAGGCCAGGGGACGCGCTAGTTTTTGACGATAGGAAAACGCACTCTTGGATGGCCAACGGCTGCTGGTTCTTTATCGTTAGCCCCCTCAACAAAGTTTAGTATGCCAAAACTTCTCCCACTTAATTCTTTCGTCGAACAAGTTGCACAACATTCCTTTAACAACTGGGATGGTGGCGGAGACGGCAGAATTGCGGACTTATTTTGGCCTGCGATTATCTACGGTGTGCCTGAAGTTGATTTAGAAAGGAAGGTTAGGGCAAAGTTTCAGGACATAAAAGCTGAGTATAACGAAAGATTCATCTTCAACTAACCAACCGACAAGTGAAAGGTGCCGAAAAGTATTCTCTGCCAAATTAACCCCCGAGGGCGCCTACAAAAACCTGAAACACTTCAGGAGTACGGAAAGCTTCGGGACTACATGATTCAAAGGCCCTGGGAGTCGCTCAGTGACGGGGACTTCATTGAGCTAGTTACCGAGAAAGGTTGCACCTTTTACGGTTGCCTGTTCAAAGGACTCGACCTCATGGAACTTCAGTATCAGCGTTTGTGCTGGCATACGCAAACTCTCATTGGAGTGGACTTTGACAAGTGCGAAGTTCACCCCGAGAAAATGGTCAAGCTTTACACTGAGCTAGGCTACAAGCCTTGGCTCGCTTACCGAACGTTTTCTGACGGCCAACACCTTGGAAAAAGCTCCTACCGGCTCCTGTGGAAAGTTGACGTGAATCTAAATGTTTCCTACGAAGAAACTCATGGCTTTATCAAAGCACTTGCCGCGTTAGCTGGGAAAGGGGTGGCGGACAAGCATAGCATGGACCCTAGCCGAATGTGGCAAGGTTCTCGAAAGGGATACGTGCACTACGACCCTGACGCCCCTTTGCTCGACCTGACGGGGCATCCGGTCCCGAAAACACCTAAAACACCTGACACTTAGAAAACATCTGTGAAAACCGCTGTAACGTTTGGTCGGTTTAACATTGGTCATCCTGGCCACGTTGAGCTAGTTAAAAAGTTACTCACCCTCGGTTCGACCGCTAAAGTATATGTGTCCGTGGGGAGAAAGAACAACGATTGGGACCTTCGAGTTTTACTTCTGCGAACGCTATGCCGCCAAGCAAGCATTGACCTGAGTAGGGTATCATTTCTAAAGGCCATCGATCCCTATGCGGGGTTGTCAGATGTGCTAAAAAGCAGGAAGCCAAGCGAGGTGGTTCTCGTTCTGGGGTCTGACCAAGCTTCACTCGGACTGCAACTTTCGCACTGCTTTGGTGTTTCTTTTCACGAGAACGAACGAAGTGGTTCGAGCACGGCACTAAGAAAGGTTTTAGACCAAGGCAAAACTCCTGCGCCTTTCCAGGGAAACAGGTACGCTTTTAAACTTGCAACACTCTTGAGGCACAATGAAAAGTTCCGAAAAGCTCAAAGAAAAGTTAAGGCGTCTGCTTAAGGGCTGCCCTGGCGTCAAAGTGGGTGCGTCATGGCCCTGGAACGACCTGGAGTTTAGAGAGATTGCCTGGGTGGTTCAAGACTATGTGAACAACAGTGGGGACGTTGTGAATGAGGACCCTCTTCATGAGTGGGTTGAAGAGTATAACTTTTTCCGGTCTGAGACCAAAAGCTAAAGTTGGCCGGTAAACCGCTTGTCCTTGGGCGGTTTCCCGCCTTGCCCTGACGAGGAATAACGGTATAATATAAATATGGAAAACAACCTCGAAGCATATGTGATGGTCGGTGCCCCTGGCTCCGGTAAGTCAACCCATGTGGCTAAGCTACTAGAGCTTCACCCAGATGCCGTTGTACTTTCCGGCGATGAAATCCGCGCCGAGCTCTACGGGAACGCGGACATTCAGGGAAATTACGTAGAAATCCACGACCGCATGCTTGAGATTCTGGAGGAGAGTGTCGGTCGCACCGTGATTATGGACGGAACACATTACAGGGCAGCTTACCGCAAGGAAGCAGTTGCCATGCTAAACTCGTACGGTTACTGCAAAATCACCGCTGTTGTCCTTGACAAGCCTCTCGCCGTTTGCTTGCGGCAAAATGCCTCTCGCGACCGCAAGGTTCCGGAAGAAGTAATTGAGCGCATGCACGCCTCCTTACAAGCTTCCCTCAAGAATATCACCAACGAACCCTTCCACCGTACTGACTTTGTATACTGACGAAATGATAACTTACGACGAAAAGTTACACCCAGGTGACGTAGTTGCCCTTGGTGACATTCACGCGACCTGGACTCTTTTCGAACAATTTCTAAATTGGGTGAAAGGGTCTCAAGCCACCGTCATACTTTTAGGTGACATGATTGATCGTGGTAGGGGCGACCTGAAAGTTTTGGAGTATACGAAAAAGCTCCTCGACGATCCGGAAAGTTGGGGGCTTCAAGCCTTTTATGCCCTGATGGGGAACCACGAGAGGATGTTTCTTGACGCCCTTGACGACCCAAGTAGTTACGCTCTGTGGATTCAAAACGGCGGAAACTATGACCAGGTGGGTGAGATGGAAAGAAAGCATAAGGAGTGGATTCGGGAGCTGCCCTTATACATGACAATTGCGGACACTCTCTTCATTCACGCGGGGATCTACCCCGGTCACGACCCTGCAAAGCTCATTGTCGATGGAAGGGGGGAGGCACTGCTATGGATTCGTCAACCTTTCTTGACCTATGGGCCGGAATTCGAAGGGTGGAACCCGAGACTGAAGAAAGTTGTTCACGGGCATACTCCCACCAACTTCGAAGAGCCCCCACAGGACTATATCCCGATTGTGATGGGGCAACGCGTAAATATTGACACATGCGCATACTCCAAGCCAAAGGGTCGCCTAACCGCTTACAACGTTACTCGAAATACTTTTCACCAGTTCTCACGGTAACCTTACAAGGACTAGTATAGAGCCAAGTTCCGACACCAAAACAATGAAACTGCTTCTCGTAGACACATCTGCACTATTTTATCGCTCTCGATCAGCTCTCTGTCGAGCTATGGGTGAAATGGTTACGAGCTATGGAGCTCCAGTAACTGGGACTTATGGGTTTTGCAACGCCTTACTTGCCGTGATGGCTCAGTACGAGTACGATTGCGTAGTTCCTTGTACAGATAAAGGTGGAAACTTTCGCAAGAAAGAATCCGGTACTTATAAGGCGAACCGAGAAAAAGCCAGCGTTGAGCACTACTCCGACCTTTCCCTCCTGGTTGAAGACGTCCTTCCAGCTCTTGGCTTTTCGCCAGTGGGTGCCCAGGGTTTTGAGGCGGACGATGTTGTAGCCCATATTTCTCGTAACTCTCCTGGATATAGTGAAGTTCACATTTTGACTTGCGACAAGGACTTGCTTCAGCTTGTCAACGACAGAGTAAAGGTACTGCTTTTCAACTCAGCTAAGAAAATGGAGCTGGTTGACATTGAGGGGGTTAAAGGGCACTTCGGTGTTCCCCCCTCAGACGTCAAGTTCTTCAAGGCTTTGTCTGGGGACTCCTCAGATAACATATCAGGTGTCTCCGGCGTTGGCCCGAAAACCGCTGTGAAGATAATCCAAGAGTGCCACACCAGCGGTACAAACTCAGAGCTGTCGCTCACCGATCGAATCGCGTTCCATCCTAAGGTGGTTTCAACTGCGTCCACATTCTTTAGTAACCTTCGCTTGGTCACTCTTGAGAACGACGTCCCCGACATGTCGTGGTACGCCTCTTCACCGCCGTCTGAACAGAGTGTAAAAGCAGTCTTTGAGGGCTTAGAGTTCAAGTCATACTTAAAGCCAGCACGGTTGAGCAAGATTCTGGAAACACTCAAGGTTGTTTCGTAGGACGAATAACTACCGATCACACCTTCGGACCATGAAATACCCACGTGTCCGCCCCAGACTCACTTACCTCCGCATCCTTGGAAATATTGCGTTGGTAGTTGGACAATTTGTTTTGCTTTTCTTGGACCGCAAGGTGGGCCTATTAATTCTGATTACAGGGAGCACTCTGAGCCTTCCATTCTTTGTAAAGAAAAAGCAGTGGGATGTGGTAGCTGTCATCGTAGTAGGAATTACCCTGAACGTCTTTGGGCTAATACACAATCCAGTCCCTAACTAGTCCTTGTGGGAGAGTGGGCGGTTAGCCCTCCTTCATGGGGCGGTTTTCGCCCTTTGTTTCTGCCTCGCAGAAACGGTATAGTAAATGTATGGAAAACGACTCAGTCCGCTCCAAACTTGGACCCCGCCAAAAGGGCCGAAAACGAAAAGGCAGGGCCAAGCCCCAAGCTCTTCGCCAAGCGAGAGCTCGCCGCGCCAGCCTCCTTCAAAAGTTGACCCCTCAGTCCCACCCGCAAGCAAAGCAATGACCTGCACCCCTGCCACTGAGAAGAGTGAAACTAATGCTTCTGCCCTTGCGTCTGAGTACAACGGGGTTTGGGCGTCTGTTCACGATGCCCGAAAGAAGCTTATCCAAGCGAACTGCCCCTCTCGCGGTACTAGGGATGAGGAAGCATGGGAGTTATTCTGCGAGGAACGGGAAGCGGCTCTTGAAAAGCTCAGGCAAGTAGAGGACTACCTCATGGACTTGGCTTTCCAGTACTCCTGCGAAGCTTCTCGCAACCTTTCTGTGGAGCATGTGTAGGACATGGAAAACAGCAACTTAAGCAAAATTAAGCCGAAACTGCGAACGAACGGCAGAGTCTCGGGGAACTTCGGAAGGAACAAAATCCAAGGTAAACTAGGAACCCTGGACATCAGCTCTGAGGTACTGAACAAGGAAAACCTGCAGATCCCAAACCGGGCCGCAGTTTACGAGCGACTCGAACAAGCCTATAATACCACCACGGACCCTAAACTTAGGGCCACCCTGGCTGAAATGCTTAGAAAGCGAAAAGCTACGGTCCGAGTCAGAGATGTGACGAAAACCAGCAAACCACGATCAGACTACTGGGATGAGGTCAACCGTGTTCGATAAACCTGCCCCGTACAAGTCACCCCTTCGAGTTGGGTTTAACTTCCCATCGTTCGTAACCTACAAGTGCCCCACTACGGATGTACTCGTGGGAAAAGTTTACAAAAATGCCGAAGGAAAGTGGTATCTTACCTCTTCGTACCTAAGGTGGCAACCAATCGAGGTTTTCACTAAGATAGGGGGCTTTCTCTTCCTAAACCAACTTCACAAGAGGCGACACCATACCCAATGAAACCAACAAACCCCACTCGAACACTCAACCATCTGAACCTTGTTAAGAAGGGTACCCAGAAGAGGGTGGCACTCTACAAGGCTCAGCTTGAAATGGCCAAAAAACCACAATCCTAACCCATGAGCCATACTTCCGCGATTACACAGGTCTTTACACAAGGTGAAGGTGAAGAAATTCACCGTTCGGTGAGTCTCCCCAACTCAGACTGGCTCGTTTTAGCTCAGTGTGCCGAAGCCTTTTCCTCCACCTTTAGGGCACAAGCGAGTCAGGTAGTTGCCACTTATGTGACACGTGGACAGCTTGATTTGGCTGTGAGCGAGGCAGCGAAAATGAACATATTGCTTCAACAGCTAGACAGCATTCACATTGCCCTTATGTCGTGACGCCTAAAAATAACCCCTTAGTGGTGTTTGATATTGACATGACACTCACGAGTGAGTGGTATTACGAAGACAATGTTGCAACGCTTCGAGCCAATTTGCCACTCGTTCAACTTGCAGTATCTCTAGCTGTATCCGGTGTTACAATCCTTATATCCACTGCTCGCCCAAATCGTCTTCGAGCCGACTCAGAAAACTGGCTACAAAGTGTGGGTGTTAAGTTCGACGCCTTATACATGAGAGAGGACGGGGACGATCGCCCCGACCACTACGTTAAGACCGAGCAAGCTCTCGCAATTATTGAAGATTTCGGACGTCCTTCACTTTGGTACGACGACAACCAAGACAACTGTAAAGTTGTGAGAGAACTTGGGATTCCTTGTGTTCAGGTTATGCAATGATTCATACACACTCGCACCACCCCCTAGGAAAAGAAGAGACATAATGGCTACCATGGCCGAAATGAGCTTCCACCTACCTAATGTCGTGCCAGAGAGACAGGAGCTTGTTGCAAACCTTATGGTAGAGCAACTTCGTGGTGCTTCCCACCTGCCAAAACAACACCCTCAACGCCAAACAACAACCATGAAAATTGATTCCGTTATTTCTGTTTCACTTCCTCGCGAGACATGGTCGCTCATAAACGACCTTCTCAAGGAGAAGCAAGCGTCTTTCGAACGTGACATTGACCGAGTGGACGACATCGGTAGGGCTGACTACGCTCAAGTTCTAATTGATTGCGCCGAGCAATGCAAGCAAGCATCAGACGAAATCTGTTTAGCACATTCCCTGGCGTCTTTCGACCTTTGAGCACAGACGCTGAGCGGAGCTCAACTTCCAGGTTAGTACCCCAACCCTTCAGTCAAATGTTGTCCACTGACACACGACTCCAGCTACAAGATATTGCCGACCGTATCTCAAGACACGAGGAGATTTCCCTTAAGGAGATTTCCCTTATTCAGAAATGGTCAGACCACAATCGCCACGCCTACGAGATCCTTCAGAAAGCACGTCGGAGGGCAATCTCGGGGGAGCCTGAGCCGGGGTCTCTCGACGAACTTATCGACGGGATGAACCTCGGCTTTGCGGATCCTTCCTCTCATTTAGTTGGACCCCAATCCCCAGACGATCTTGCAAACTTTTTCAGGGCGCCTCCGTGGCTGAGACATGACTAAGGGCCATGGTACTTCTGAGACATGGGCAGAGGCCAAGCTCGAGACTTTAGATCCCACGACCCCATGGTACGAGTTTCTCTCCTACTGTGAAGCTTGTCGAAGCTTAAACGTGAAAGCGTCTGTAGGTCGCTTCACCCGTTACCAAAACTATATTCAAACAATTTCGCTATGAGTTACACAGGACAGTTAATAACCTTTGAAGGTCTTGACGGCTGCGGAAAAACAACTCAGCTTAAGGCTGTTTCTGAGTGGCTTTCGAGCAGTGGTCAATTACCTGGGGGGGTGAAAGTTGTCACAACTCGAGAGCCAGGATGTTTACCAGGTGTGCGAGACTTGCTTAAGGACCCTAAGGCTGCGATCACACCGAAAGCCGAACTTTTACTGCTCATGGCCGACCGGGCTCAACACGTTGCAACAGTAATAATGCCGGAGCTGGAGAAAGGTAACTGGGTGTTATGCGACCGATTTTACGCGAGCACCTTAGCCTATCAAGGGTGGGGACGAGGTTTGGGGCCTGAAGTGGTAGAGAAAGCCCACGAACTTGCCTGCGGAGTCTTGTACCCTGACTTGGAACTGTTTTTCGACGTTCCCGTTGATGAGTCCATGAGACGGCTCTCAAGGCGAGAAAACGACGGGCTGACTGTCCGAGACAGGTTTGAGCGGTCAGAACGACCTTTTTTCGACCGTTTGCTTACAGGGTTTCAAACCCCTAACGAACAACTGGGACTGAAATGTTACCCCGTGGTTACAATCGACGGGTGTCAAACGGTTGACGAGATTACACGGGAATGCATACGACTAGTATCCAAGCTTTTGCCACGAGAGGCGAACTTCACGGACGTGCCACCGTGCCGAGTAAAAGATCCCGAGTTTTGGTACGACACTTCTAAAGAAACCTACAAAGTTCGGCTTGAGCGGGAGACCTCATGGAGTCAGCCACGATCTTGCAAGACTGACGAAAAACTTTGTTAAAACTTCCACATTTGATATGAAACCTTTTCTACACGGGAGGATACATGCCAGAAAGTATGGAGGCTCCCCCAACGACTACGCCGATATCGACGACTTTATTGACAGTAGCAAGATTGCCTTTCCCGACATTCGTCACCGGGCATTGCTTCACTCGTCGTTCGGGTGTTTTGTCGTTGAGCAGATGTTCGGTCGCACACGCACAAACTCTGCTGGAATAACTTACTCTCCCCGAGACATCGCCGAAGATCACATTAGTCAAGACCTCGGGTTCATTCCCACGGTCGAAAAGTACCTAAACAACATGGTTGCACAACCGTGGATGTCTGGCACTAACAAGTCACCCAACAAACAAACCAAATTCATTCCAATCGGAGACTAAACCATGTCACAATCCCTCGACTTACTTATTCAAGAGTTTACAGAGCAACAAGAGAGATTCCAAAAGGTCGCTCAGGAGAGGCTAAAAGAGTACTTTGCTGAGTTCTGGGAAAAGAACCCTGCCATTAAGGCCGTACATTGGTCTCAGTACGCCCCGTATTTCAACGATGGGGATCCGTGTACGTTTAGAGTGCATGACCCGTACTTGCCGATGTCATGACGCTAGCCCTGCAGGCTAAGGCTCAGTCTTCGTAGTCCTCTCTTGTGACCATCCTCAAAATCTTCAGGAAGTCTCTTCGTTCTGGTGAATCACGTTTCTCAAGCATTTCTTGAACCGTCTTCCATACCTTGTCAGTTGGTGTCTTCCCCAGCTCATTTGCCAAATGCCTACCCCACGACGCGTCGAGCAGGCGTCGTGCGTGTATCGGAAGCACCCCTTGAGACTGAATCGCTCGTGATGCGTGACGCCAGCGCTTTTCCACTTCCTTGGGTTTCGCATCTCGAGTAGTACCGTAAAACCCATACGTCTCATTTTGAGTCTTTTCAGGCGTCATCGCAGAATGATCCACGGGATTTCGAATAGGGTCCTGACCCGTTGCTCTACTACCGACCCCCGTACTTTTCTTTTCCGCCCCCTTAACACCCTGAATAGCCTTTAGGTCCGTTTCCAGCTTGGTGATCAATCTATTTATCCTGCTCCTGCTCTCTTCGGGTGAGTTATCACGCTTGTTCCTTAAGGAAGCCAGGGTAGTGTTCAGGTGAGTTATTGACTCCTGGCGCCGTTGTTCTATCTCGGAACCTTTTCGACAAGTTCCTGCCGTGCCGTATACAGTTCCGTTGGGTCGCTGGCACGTTGTAAATTCGTAGAGAATACTGCCGGCCAACTCCGAGTAGTTCTCGTACAGCCACTCAACTACCTCGTCTGAGAAGTATCCTAGCGACATGGTAAATACGTATTGACTCCTATAATTTACCCTATTGCTGTACTACTTTCAGGTGAGACGGAAGAGAGAGGATTCGAACCTCCGGAGACGCTTTTGCGCCTCAATTGCTTTCCAAGCAATCGTCATCAGCCACTCGACCACTCTTCCAAGGTTTCTCTACGAGAAACGTACGCAAGGGCACATAGATGTGCCCCAAACGTTATTCTCAAATTTGGATTCGAACCAAAGTTTCCTGTTTCAGAGACAGGCGACCTACCACTAGTCGATTCGAGATTTTGCCCATGGTTTTCAACCGTAGGGTTCTTTCCAAGTTCACCGCCACCGTGAGGAAAGGGGTGAGAGGAAAATGCGCATGAGAGGGGTCGAACCTCCACATAACAACAGTCTCAGTGTTGCCCCTCTTCCGGTTGGGGTACATACGCGATTGTTTGTTCCTTATTCACTGAGCTTCCAGGCCCAGGTCAAAGGAGCAATACCCGAGGTGGGATTCGAACCCTACGACTTCCTGATTTTAAGTCAGGCACCTCTTCCGCTGGGTTACTCGGGCTTTTAATCACTCTAGCACACTAGAGCAAACACTCTCACCAGGGTTCGAACCTGGATTCCCACCAGTAACCCGGCGGTGACATTACCAATTAGTCGATGAGAGACTCGCTCTTTTCACCAGAGATCGTTCGCCCCTAAGCAAACAGCTGGATTCTGAGACGAGATGGCATAAAGACTTAGGGATCTTCGCACCAATTTCCAAGGCAGGACTCGAACCTGCTTTGCCGGAGGCAAACCACCAGTTGGATCGGGGAATCTTTCTCCGGGAACCAGAGAAAGGGGTCTAGCTCTTAAGCATCGCCCTGGGAGGCGGGCTCCTGCCAGTCTCACTAACGCAGAGACCTAACCGCAGCGTTCGGGGCCGAGAGTGAAACTCCCGTAACCACCCTTTTACTATAACCCGTTTCGCCGAGGGGCAAAAGGGCGGGTAACCGCCCCGTTGGGCGGGAGAATTCGACTTGAGTGCCGCAGGGTTGTCAGAGGGAGTCCCCCAAGCAAACAAGCCAGG